GGTTATAAAAATGTTACTGATAAAGAAGTTGATATATTAGGTGATGGTACAGGTGGTAAATGTGTTATAACAACAGATTCTGCTGGTAAAATAATAAAAGCAGTTGTATCTGCTGGTGGTAAAGATTATACTTATGGTATGGTTGATTTAGGTGTTCTTGATGGTGGTAATATTACTGTTAGGGCAAAATTAATACCAATAATACCTCCAGATAAAGGTCACGGTGCTAATGTATATAAAGAATTAGGTACTGATAAAGTACTAATATATTCTAGATTTGATGATAAGAATAAAGACTTTCCAATAGATACTAGATTCTCACAAATAGGAATTGTTAAGAATCCAACGTCATATGGATCAACATCTACTTATAGTGCAAGTGAATTTTCTTCATTAAAGGCACTTAAGTTTGATCCTTCTGGAAATTATGATACAAATTATCCAAGAATTGGACAAGAGATTCGTCAACCTTTAGGATCTCCTGCTGGTGCTGGTGGAACTGCTTATGGTTATGTTGCATCATGGGATAAAGAAACTGCTGTTCTTAAGTATTTCCAAGATAGATCATTATATTATAATTCAGTATATGCAGATCAAACAGATTATGGAAATGTAACTAAGGAAGCAAAAGTTCTACCTTTTGAGTCTTCAGGAACATCAGTAATTTCTGCAAACTTTACTGGATCACTTGAAACTACATTTAGTGGTATTACTACTACTTCTATCACAACTAATAAGATTATTAGTTTAGGTACTCAGTTTACTGCAGGTATTTCTACTGAAGAGATAAATAAAGGATCAGGGGAAGTTATTTACATAGATAACAGACCTTTGGTTCCACGTAACACAAGACAAAAAGAAGACGTTAAAATCATCCTGGAATTCTAAATGGCACAGAAAACTAATTTAAATATAAGTCCTTATTATGACGACTTTAAGAAGGACAGTAATTTTTACAAGGTCTTATTTAAACCAGGAAATCCTGTACAGGCTAGAGAATTAACTACTCTACAGTCACAGTTACAGAATCAGGTTGAATCTTTTGGTAGTCATATTTTTAAGGACGGTTCTTGTGTAGTTCCAGGTAACATTGCATATGATTCGCAATATCATTCAGTTAAATTGGATCCAGATCATTTAGGTGTTCCAGTTTCATTATATGTTGAAAATTTAGTAGGTAAAAGATTAACAGGACAAGAATCTGGTGTTACAGTAACAGTTGACAAATATTTTTTACCAGAAGATAGATCAGATATTACAGACTTAACAATATTTGTTAAGTATAAAAATTCTGGTTCCGATAGTGAAACGGAAGTATTAAAAGATGGTGAATCATTAATTACTGAAGAGTCATTTACTTATGGAAATACTCCAGTAAATGCTGGTGAAACTATTGCTAGTTTAATATCTGTAAGATCAACTCATATTGGATCTGCTGTAGGTATTGCTACAGGTGTATATTTTGTAAGAGGAAGTTTTGTTGATGTTTCTGCAGATAAAATTGTACTAGATCCATATAATAATGTTCCATCTTATAGAGTTGGATTAAATATATTAGAAGAAATAGTCACTGCTAAAGACGATTCTTCATTATATGATAATGCTAGAGGTTTTACAAACTATGCTGCACCAGGAGCAGATAGATTAAAAATATCTACTATTTTATCAAAAAAACCATTAAGTGATTTTAATGATAAAACTTTTGTTGAATTACTTAAATTAGATAAAGGTGAAGTTAGAAAAATTGATGATCAACCAAAATATAATTTAATTAGAGATTATTTTGCTAAAAGAACTTTTGAGGAGTCTGGTAACTATACAGTAAATAGATTTGATGTTGAAGTTAATCACTCATTAAATGATGGTATATCTAATGAAGGTGTATTCACATCTAAACAGACAACAGATCAGGGTAATAAACCCACTGATGATTTGATGTGTGTTAAGTTATCTCCAGGTAAAGCATATGTTAAAGGATATGATGTAGATAAAGGTGGTACTACTGTAGTTGATGTTGCTAAACCAAGAGATAAAAGAGATATTGACTCAGCAAATGTTGAGTTTAAGATGGGTAATAAATTAAAAATTAATAATGCTATAGGTAGTCCAGATATAAGCATTAATACAAATAACATTATAGATCTTCATTCTGAAAGAGTTAGTGCTGCTGGAGGTGATAATGGAACTGTTATCGGAAAGGCAAGAGCGTATGCATATAATTTATCAGATGCTCCATATGAAAATAAGGCATCTGAATGGGATTTAGAACTATTTGATATTCAGACATATACTTATCTGAATCTTAGTAGGGCTTTTTCTAACTCTGAATTAGCTCAAAACTCTTTTGTAAGGGGTGTAAATAGCGGTGCTACTGGGTATACAGTTGCTCCTGGTGGCGGTAATAGTGGACATAATCTTGTACAAGTTACAGGTACTTTTATTGTAGGGGAACAAGTTATAGTTAATGAAGATACTTCAATTGCTGCAAGTATTAAAGAAGTTAAATCTTATTCATTAAATGATGTAAAAGCAGTTAAACAAGTTACTGCAGGTGTTACTGATTTTAGGGCAGATACTGTTTTACAAAAAGTTTATTATACAGATTCTGATTCTACTGGGTCTAGTTTTTCATCAAATGATACTGTTAATATTGATGTTTCTGCAAAAACACTTACATCACCAGGTAAGAATTTCTTAGGATTTAAGGCAGGTCAAATCTTAAGATATCAAGATCCTACTGTTGGTATAACATCTGAGACCTTTAATAAAGTTGTCAGTGTTTCTAGTGATGGTTTAACCTTAACAGTATCTGGAATAGCAACAGTCCAAGGTGTATGTGACGGTGGACTTCCAGATAATGATATTTCTGTACCTATTGCACTTGGAGCACCATCACTTATTGATAATTCAGAGTCTAGATTATATTCACCTTTAGATTCTACATTTGTATCTGATGTTGATCTTTCTACTTCCAAGTTAATTGTCACTAAGCAATTAACTGGTCAAACAGTAAGTGGTAATAATGTAACCATTAGTATTAGTGATTTTACTGGAATTGGTAGTGCATTCTTTGAGCCATTTGATGCAGAGAGATATTCAGTTATTAATTCAAATGGTACTATTGAACCATTAACAGAAGATCAATTTAATTTGGCATCTAATGGAACATCAGTAGATCTTAAAGGATTAACTAATGGATCAAATATTAGAATAAATTGTACTCTAAGAAAAAATGTAATTAAGAATAAGGCAAAAATATTTGTTAGAAGTCAACAATTAGTTATTGATAGAAGTAATACTGGTATATCAACGTCTGTTACTGGATTAACTACTTCAGTATCTCATTCTTATGGACTTAGAGTAGATGATAGAGAGGTATCATTAAATGTACCTGATGTATCTAATGTAGTTAAAGTACTTGAATCTGTAGACACTGCTAATCCTATTTTAGACAAATTAACTTTTGTTTCTGGATTAAATTTAGATACTGCTACTGTTCTTGGTGAGAGAGTAGTTGGTGATGAAACTGGAGCAGTTGCTCAACTAGTTACTAGACGTTCTGCTAATGAAGTAGAAATTTGTTATCTAAATTCTGAGAAATTTAAGATTGGTGAAAAAGTTATTTTTGAGGAATCTGCAATAACAAGTAATCTTCAAGATAAATTAGATGGTGTATATCTTGATATAACTGATAGATTTACTTTAGATAATGGACAGAGAGAACAGTTTTACGATTATTCTAGACTTGTTAGGAAAGAAGGATCTCCTTCACCATCAAGAAAATTATTAGTAGTTTTTAATAAGTATGAAGTTCCATCTAATGATACTGGAGATGTATTCACTTCAAATTCTTATGGTCAGGAAAGATTTGGATATGATATACCACATCTAAAAAATGGTTTAAGAGCATCAGATACTCTTGATTTTAGACCAAGAGTTGAAAACTTTACTGCAACTAATACATCACCATTTTCTTTCTTTAATAGAAGTTGGGCAAGTTCTGGAAATAATCCAACATTAGTCGTTAAATCTGGTGAAGCATCAACAGTTGGATATCAACATTATCTACCAAGAACTGATAAAGTTGTTCTTAGTACTAGTGGTGAGTTTATGGTTACTAAAGGTTCATCTTCTATAGATCCTAAAGTACCAGAAACTGTTGAAAATTCAATGCATATTGCAACTATTGAGTTGCCACCATATCTTAATAATACAGATGATGTAAAGATATCTCTAGTAGATAATAGAAGATATACTATGAGAGATATTGGTAAAATTGAAGATAGAGTTGAAAATTTAGAGGAATTAACATCTTTATCATTACTTGAATTAGATACAAAGACTTTAGAGGTAAAAGATTCTCAAGGATTGAATAGATTCAAGACTGGATTCTTTGTTGATGATTTCAAGGGTAACAAATTTATGGATATAAGTGATCCTGATTGTACCTGTGATGTTGATGTTGTAAAACAAGAATTAAATGCACCATTTGATAGATATTCAGTAAAACCAGAACAGGCATTAGATCCTTCTATAGATTCATCTACTGCTGATTATAGTGCTGATCTTAAGTTATTAGATCCTAATCTAAGAAAAACTGGTGATATGATCACCTTAAATTATGATGAAGATGAATGGATTGTTCAAGCACAGGCATCGAGAGTTGAGAATGTAAACCCATTTAATATTGTTGTATTTAATGGAAGGATTCAATTAAATCCAGCATCTGATACATGGGTAAGAAATGTAGTAGTTCAGGGTGCTGGAAGAACAATTACTGGTCCATCTGCTGGTAGTTTTGTAACAGAGACTAGAATAAGTAGTGAAGTAGATACTCATATTAGGTCTAGAAATGTTCAATTTGGTGCAAATGGATTAAAACCATTTACAAGATATTATTCATTCTTTGATAGTACTTCTGGTATTGATTTTGTTCCGAAATTGGTAGAAATCTCTATGGTTAGAGGTGTATTTACTGCTGGAGAAACTGTTGAAATTTCTGTTGGTGGTAATACAATAGGTATATTTAGAATTGCTCAACCAAATCATAAAACTGGAGATATTAATAACCCTCAAGTATTCTATTCCAATAACCCATATGATACTGCGGTTACTTTACCAACTTCATATGCAGCATCTTCGACTGTGTTGAATGTTGATATTGCATCATTAGCAGATGAAACACAATCTGGATTCTGGGGATATCTTCATTCTGTTGGTGCAACTATTGTAGGTAGAACTAGTAATGCAGAAGCAACTGTAAGTGACCTTAAATTAATTTCTGATACATTTGGTGATATACATGGAGCATTCTTCTTTAGAGATCCATTAGCAACTCCACCTCCAACAAATAGATGGAGAATTGGTACTAAGACATTTAAGTTGTCTTCTAGTTCTACCAATGCACAAAATGTACCAGGATC